GGGGCAATTTCTGCTGATTTGCAAATGGTGCTGGGCATCATGGACCCGAACCAATTGCCAAGCGGGAATATCTCAGGCAAAGCATTGCAGGGGCAGCAGAATCAGGTTGATCTGTCTAACTTCCATTTTTACGACAATTTGACCCGTTCCATTGCTCAAACTGGGCGCATTATTCTTGACCTAATACCCAAGATTTACGACACCCAGCGGGTAATGCGGATTATTGGGTCGGATGGTCAGCCCGACATGACCACGATCAACGAGCAAAACGAGATTGGCGAGGTTTTGAACGATGTGACTGTTGGCGAATACGATGTGGTGATGGACACGGGGCCAGGATTCCAGACCAAGCGCCAGCAAGCGGTTGAACAAATGATGCCTTTGCTGACGGGCAATCAGGAATTGTTCAATATTGCGGGGGATTTGGTATTCAGAAACATGGACTTCCCTGGCGCTGATGTAATCGCTGACCGCCTTGCCGCCATGAACCCAATGGCAAACATTGATGAAAAATCCGACATACCGCCAGAAGCCCAGATGCGTTTGGCGCAGTCTGAGCAGATGATTCAGCAACTGCAACAGCAATTGCAAGCGGCAGGGCTGGAGATCAACAACAGGGCGCAAGTGGCCCAGATCAAAGAAGAAGGCGCGACTAAGCGCAAGCTGATGGATGTGACCGCACGGGCGCACAACACCGAAACAATGGCAGAGGTTCGGGTTAATGACCAGAATACCCGCAGCATCACCAGCCAGAATAAGACCGAAATTGATGCCCTGGTCAAAATCCTGCTGGCAAGAATGTCACCTGACCAATTGATGGGCGAGATTGAGCGATTGAACGCCGAGCAATTCCAATATGCCAATATTGCTGCCCAGGATATTAGCCAGGGTGGAAGCCCATTTATACAAGGAATGCCGCAATAATTGACATTGACATGATTTCGGGTAATATCGCCCAAACCTTACCAGTTGGGTCAACTGGGTAAATCCTTGGAGTAATCCATGTCCGAAGTGCAAGAAGCACCAAAAGTTGCCGCTAACGTGGTGACAAGTGAAAATTTAGCCGAGTTCAACGCCAAGAAGATGGGTTTAGCTGACAAAGCGCCTGTTGAGGCTGTGGTTGAGAAAACTCCCACAGAGCCGACAGAAACGCAAAGCCAGAGTGAGCCGCTTGGAGAAGATGAAGCGACAGCGACAGAGGAAAGAAAACGCAATCCAAAGCTGGAATTGAGGTTTGAAAAGATAACCAAGCAACGCGAGGAAGCAAGGCAAGAGGCCAAGCGGGAACGGGAAGCACGGGAATCTTTAGAGGCCAAAGTTAGGGAATTAGAAGGTCGGGCAAAGCCGCAAGCAGAAACCCAACCAACTGGTGAACCCAAGCCAGAGAACTTCTCCGATATGTACGAATACGCCAAGGCGTTGACAGACTATCGAGTTGAACAAAGGTTAGGCGAGGAAAAACAGAAGGAAGCACAGGCTAAACAGCAAGCCGAACGGGAAAAGGTCATTAGTGCCTGGACTGATCGGGTTAAAGCTGCCAAGTCTGAGATGCCTGATTTTGACGATATGGTTGGTTCTGCTGACGTTGTTGTGAGCAACGAAGTGCGGGACGCAATCTTTGAATCAGATGTAGGCCCAAGAATTCTGTATCACCTTGCCGAGAATCCCGAGTTTGCAGAGAAACTCTCAGGCATGACGGTGGCATCGGCTTTAAGAAGCATTGGAAAGCTAGAAGCCCAGTTTGAGAAGACTGAGCCAACATCTAAGACTGTCGTTGGGAAAAGTAAAGCGCCAGCGCCGATTAACCCAATCAGATCGGCGGCAAACGGCAGAGATGTGCCCCTTACCAGCGATGGTAAATTTGAAGGGTCATATCAAGCCTACAAAGCCGCACGAATGGCAGGGCGAATCCGCTAAATCCATCTTTTTTTAAGGAAATGAAATGAGCAACAATCTGCTTACCATCTCCATGATCACCAACGAAGCGTTGATGGTCTTGGAAAACGAGTTGACCTTCTCCTCTGAAGTTGACCGCAATTATGACGATCAGTTCGCGGTCAGTGGTGCGAAGATAGGGAATACCCTCAATGTTCGCCGTCCTGGTCGTTTCATTGGAACTACTGGCCCAGCATTGAACGTTGAGGACTTCAATGAGACTTCTGTGCCTGTCACTTTGACCACACAGTTCCACGTTGATACCCAGTTCACCACGCAAGATTTGGCTTTGTCATTGGACGCATTCTCTGACCGTGTGCTGAAACCCGCTGTTGCTGCTGTTGCCAACAAGATTGACTTTGATGGTCTGACGATGGCAAAGAACAACACCGCCAACATCGTTGGTACGGCTGGAACGCCTCCCACCAGTTTGCTCACCTACTTGACCGCAGGTGCGTATCTGGACAGCGAGGGCGCACCCCGTGACGGTCGCCGTTCATGCATTGTTGAGCCTTTTACGGGCGCAACCATTGTTGACAGCTTGAAGGGTTTGTTTGTGCCATCAGACATGATCAGCAAGCAATACCAAAAAGGCATGATGGGCCGTGATTCTGCTGGTATGAACTGGAAGATGGACCAGAACGTTGTGAACCAAACTTTTGGTTCTTACACTGGTTACACCCTCGCCACCAATACCACGGCAATCGGCATCAGCACGGGTTGGGCACAAACCAGCAGCGTCACCTTGGTGGCATCTACTGGCTTGACCTTGAACCAAGGCGACACCATCCAGATCGCTGGCGTGTACGCTGTCAACCCCCAAAACCGTAGCGCATATGGTTCGGGCAAGTTGCGTAGCTTTGTGGTGACCTCGACCACCGCTGTGGCTACTGGCGGCGGTACTGCCGTGACCGTTTCTCCTGCCATCATCACTGGTGGTCAGTTCCAGAACGTCACCATTACCACCACCAGCAGTTCCGCAGTTGTGACCCCGTTCAACAACACTGGCACTGTGTCGCCCCAAAACATCGTGATGCACAAAAACGCATTCACCTTGGCTACGGCTGACTTGGAACTGCCTGATGGGGTTGTGTTTGCTGGTCGTGCTAGTGATAAAGAACTAGGTTTGTCCATGCGTGTAATACGCCAGTACACAATTAACAATGACAGTATTCCTACGCGTGTCGATGTCCTCTACGGTTGGGCGCCCCTGTATCCCGAACTCGCTTGCCGAGTTGCAGCTTAATTAACATTGAAAGGACTTAATCATGTCTAATCCAGGCGCAGCAAGCACCACCACCAACCATCCCAGTAACTTGGCAACCAATCAGGCATTGCGCTTGATTGCCTCTGCCCAAGGCGTTAACCTCAATGCTGTTGCTGACACTATTGCCCCCATTTTGGTGGCAGGTAACGTCAGCGTTCAGAGCATCATTGTTGCCAACGCAAGCACCAGCTTGACCACGGCACAACTTGCCGTGTACACAGGCCCAGGCGCTACTGGTACAGCAGTTAAATCAGCGTATGCGTTGTCGGGTAATAACTCGACCACCGCAGTTGTTGTGACCGCCGCAACCTCAACCGCATCGATTACGGGCACACCCCTGTATATTCGTTGCACCACCGCCCAAGGCGCTGCCGCAACCGCTGATGTATTCATCTACGGTTACGACCTGACCTTCTTGCCTTAAAACGGCATGAACTAAGTGGGAAAGCCGCCCTCAAAAGGGGTGGCTTTTTCTCTTTTGAAGCATATAATTTGATGAACTGAAAGGCCAAGCCATGTCCAATTACGCACAGATTTCTGCCACCGCAATGGTGAAGAATCAACCTGGAAAACTAAAAGGCATTTTTGTTAGCGCCGTTACCAGCACCCCCACCGTGACTGTGTACGATGCCCAGACCCCTGGCACAGATGTGAAAATCATTGACACATTCACAATGACAGCGGCAACAAACATCAATTTTTATGATGGCATTAACTGTGAAAACGGGTTGTATGTCGTAATTTCTGGGACTGCAAGTATTACGGTTTATTTCGAGTAAGCCATGACCACAGCGGTCACCCAGACCACTAATTTTGTCCCTGTGCAGGGCGTTTTTGCGCCCGAGCCTACCTTTGCCCTTCAATATTTTGTTGGCCCTGCTGGAACGCCTTTTTATGGCCCAGAAAACGCCTCATTCACGAATATCAGCACGGTAACTGGCACGATTACCACAACCCCAACTAGCGCCACAGACATTGCCAACAAAGGCTATGTGGATTCGGTGGCGCAGGGTTTGGATGTAAAAGCATCGTGCGTGTATTCAACCACCAACAACATCACGCTGTCGGGCTTGGCGGTACAGGCAGGGGGCGATTGGGTTGCAACGCTGACCACTGGGGATAGGATTCTGGTCAAAGATCAGACGTTGAGCCAGTTCAACGGCATATATGTG